CAAACGGATATGAGTAAGCTTGAAAACTTACAAATCTGCATTAAAGACGGCGAAGTCATAGCCTTGCAGGGGCTTGATACGGTTACAGCGGACAGGCTTGAGGACATTTTGAATTATGTTGCTGAAACTAAAGAGAGCCTCGACAATCACAAACTTTGCAACAAAGCAGTCGGATTTAAGCGTGTTGTTAAGAACTGCAAGAAGTTTATCCGCTGCTGCAAATACGCAGCGAAAAATTAAGGAGGTGTAACGGATGACAAAAAAAGTAAAATCCAAAGTGCTTGAAATAATGGCACTTGCACTCGAATTTAACGGCAGAAGTACAAAGTGTGAGTGCACTGGTAGCAAGCCGACAATATTTGTTAATTTTAGCGGTCATACATGCGAGTTAGATGTTAATATCTACACACAGGGGTGGACTTTTCACAATACAAATGCAAGAGAGATTAGAGATATAATTTATCTCGACCATACATCGACATTAAAAGAGCTCAACAAAACATTAAAAACGCTTAAAGCTGTTATCGCAGGATACGAAGAAAGAGAAAACCGCTGACAGCACGGCAATGCTTTCAACGGTTTAAGGATATAATATGAAATCAATCAACATTATTATATCCTTAATTTTATAAAAAATCAAGGAGGAAATATGCAAAGAATGACATCAAAACTGCACGATTTTGCTCCCGTTTTATATGTAAATAAAGAAGGGAAGCATCTCACCCCAGCGGAAATATCAGTAGGTCAGACGCGAGAAGTGTTGCAAAGACTTTGCGAATACGAGGAAACCGGATTATTACCTGATGAAATCTTAGAACTAAAAAAATCAAGGAGGAAACATAATGCATACATCAAAAATTACAATTAAATCACTTTTCGGCATTTCCGAGCAGGAAATCAGTGGAAAAAGCGTTGAAATAACAGGCAGAAAAGGAGCAGGAAAAACATCTGTCATTGACGCTATTCGTTATGCTCTTACGAACTCGTCTTCTCGTGATTGGATAATTAAGAATGGTGAAACCGAGGGCGAAATCATCGTTGAAACTGATTCGGGCTTATCAATTGATCGTAAAGCAAGAAGCAACAAAGCTGACTTTGTATCAGTCAAGGAAAATGGAAATAAGGTCACCAAGCCTGAAACATTTTTGAAAACTATCATTACTCCGTTGCAGCTCAACCCTGTTGAATTTACACAGATGACGAAGAATGAGCAGAACAGAGCCATTCTCGATTTAATCGAGTTCGATTGGGACTTGAATTGGATTAAAGAACAGTTCGGTGAAATTCCGCAGGGTGTTGATTATGAGCAGAACATTTTACAGGTTCTCAACGACATTCAAGCCGAAAATGGTGTCTATTTTCAGAGCAGACAGGATGTTAACAGAGAGATTCGCAACAAAAGAGCATTTGTTGCGGATATAGCAAAGGATATTCCCACAGGCTATGATGCTGAAAAATGGAAAAACTATGACCTTTCTACTAAGTATTCTGAACTTATGAAAATTAAAGATGAAAACAGCAAAATAGAAAGAGCAAGAGCTTTTAAAGATAATTATAACAATAAAATCAGAGGTCTTGAAGCCAACAAAGAAATTGACATTTCGGCAGCGGAAAAATCAATCAATGCAGAGCGTGACAGCTTGAATTCTACTATTTCAAGACTTAATGCTGAAATTCAGTCTGCAAGAGAAAAGTTGCTTACGCTTGATAGTAAGTTTGCCGATAAAGTTAAAGTAGCAGAAGCAGATTTTAATGCTGCGAAAGCTAAGCTTGACGCTGATGTCGGCATTGCAAATAAGTTCATTAACCTTGAAATTAAACCTACAAACGCTCTGCAAGAGGAAATCGATACAGCAGAAGTGATGATTAAACATCTCAATGAATACAATCGCATGAAAACTATGCAGGAAGAAATTGAAGATTTGTGTTCAAAATCCGAAGAATACACTCGCAAGATTGAACTTGCAAGAACCCTGCCGGGAACCATTCTTCAAACTGCAACATTGCCTGTTGACGGCTTGACCGTTGAAAACGGCATACCTCTTATTAACGGATTGCCGATTTCAAATCGTTCAGACGGTGAATTGCTCGAATTATGTGTTGATATTGCTATCAATAATCCGAGTGGATTGCAGATTATTTTGATTGACGGTGCGGAAAAGCTTGACGATACAAGCAGAAACAAACTTTATGCTAAATGCAAAGAAAAAGGCTTACAGTTTATCGCAACAAGGACAACAAACGATAACGAACTCATCGTTACAGAACTTTAAGGAGATGTACATATGCCAACACATTGGAAAAAATTAACAAATCCGAATTATCTCGGAGCATACTCAATCGAAAACGGACAAGATTTGATTTTAACGATTAAATATGTTCAGGAAGAAAAAGTAATCGGCCCTGACGGCAAGAAAGATGATTGCGTAGTATGTCATTTTTCCGAAAATGTAAAGCCTATGATACTTAATGCTACAAATATGAAAACCATTACAAAGTTATACAAAACCCCATACATTGAGGAATGGACAAGCAAAAAAATTCAGATTGGTATTGAAAAAGTTAAGGCTTTTGGTGATGTTGTTGAAGCTTTAAGGGTTCGCAATATTATACCTAAGATAGAACCTGAAAAGCTGCCTAAGTGTGAAAAATGCGGTGCAGATGTGCACCCAATGGGAAATATGACATCTGAACAACTTATAGCATATACGAAAAACAAATACGGAAAAGGCCTTTGTTCTTCTTGCGCAACAGCAGAAGCAAATAAACTGAAAGGAGAAGCAATTAATGCTAAATAATGAGAACTATTTCAGTGTTGAGAACAACCTCAAATATATGAGTGTTTCACAATTCAAAGCATTTGAGAATTGCCCTGCCTCCGCTTATGCGGAGGTTACAGGAAATTATGAGCGAGAAAAAACAACTGCGTTACTTGTAGGTTCATATGTGGACGCTCATTTTGAAGGTTCACTTGATGTTTTTAAAGCTCACAATCCGCAGTTATTCAAGCGTGACGGCTCTCTCAAGTCTGATTATATCAAAGCCGAGCAAATCATAAACAGAGTTGAGCAAGACGATTTGTTTATGAAATACATGAGCGGCGAAAAGCAGGTTATTATGACCGGTACTATTGCAGGCGTTGAAGTCAAAATCAAGGTTGACAGTTTGCACAGCGACAAAATCGTAGATTTAAAGGTAATGCGTGATTTTGAGCCTATTTATGTAGCTGAAAAAGGCAGGCTAAATTTTATTGAGGCTTGGAGATACGACTTACAAGGAGCGGTCTATCAAGAAATAGTCAGACAAAACACAGGTAAGGTTTTACCTTTTTATATTGCAGCGGTAACAAAAGAAAAAGAGCCTGACTTGGCAGTAATCGAAATTCCACAGGCTTATTTGGAAATTGAGCTTGAGAATTTTGAAAAGAATGTTATCAAATATGATGCTATTAAAAAAGGCTTGATTGAACCTGAAAGATGTGAACATTGCGATTATTGCAAGAGCACTAAAGTGCTCAAAAATCCTATAAAAATGGAGGAATTAGACGCTTGAATAATGTGGTTTTAGCAGGTAGATTAGTTGCAGATCCAGAACTAAAAACAACTTCGTCAGGAGTTGAAGTGACAAGTTTCAGACTTGCAGTTAATCAAGATTATGTAAAGTCCGGAGAAGAAAAGAAAGCCGATTTTTTCAACATAACGGCGTGGAGGCAGACCGCTGCGTTTATCTGTAAGTATTTTCATAAAGGCAATGGAATAGTCCTCAAAGGTCGCTTACAGAGCCGTACATATCAAGCCCAGGACGGTTCAAATCGTTATATAGTCGAGGTCGTTGCTGATAATGTAGAATTTCCTCTCAGCGGCGGCAAATCTAATGATGATACAAGCAACTATGCACCGACTGCATCAGCCCCGGCTCAGACTGCTGCTGTTTACGATACATCATCCGCAGACTTCCCTGTTGACGATGATTTGCCATTTTAACTTTTTGGAGGAACAATTATGGAAATTATATCTTTTTACACATATATGACTAAAAAATATTTCAAAGAGCGTAGTCCTAAAGGCGACTTGGCGAGAGATATGAAATATGACACCAAAAACTTTCCAAGAAACAACAGTCGAAATTTAAAGAAAGGATACGAAAAAATTCGTGACTATCTCGAAATGAACAATGCTTGCGAAGCTTGTATGAATGTTTTTGAAGACAGTTGGGAGGAATACGCAAATAATGTTAATTCAAATTGATACAAGAGAAAAATCGCGTGCTATTCAAAAAATCTTGCAATATCTTAATGAAAATAATATCAAGTATGTTTCAAGTAAAATGATCTGCGGAGATTATTGTGATATAAGCAACCCTTTGTTTTGTATTGACAGAAAGCAGAATTTAAATGAAGTTTGCAACAATGTATGTCAAGATCGAAAACGCTTTATCGCTGAACTTGAGAGGGCCAAAGAACTCGGAATCAGACTTGTGTTTTTAATTGAACACAGTGCAAAAATCAAATGCCTTGAAGATGTGCAATTTTGGAAAAATCCAAGATTGAAAGAGCACCCGCTTGCTCTTTCAGGCGAAAGACTATATAAAATTTTATCGGTAGTTGAAAAAACATATAATACTAAATTCTATTTTTGTTGCAAAAATGTAACAGGCAGAGAAATAGTAAAATTACTTGAGGAGGAACAAAATGAAAAATATATCAAAGTTAAGCTACAGTCATAGACTTAAACTCTTTGAACAAGAAAAGCAAAAGCTTTACTCACAAAAGCTTAGTTTTAAAGAATTTGAACAGAAAATAAAAGAATTGGCAGATAAATATGAACTTTAATTCAGACCGGCGAGAGGAAATCAAATCGAGGGTGACTATTGCAGATGTAATCAGGAAATATTCGCCCTCGAGCGAAATCAAAAAAGATGTAATACGATGCCCTTTTCATTCTGAACGAACAGCTTCGTTTCGAATTTATCAAGGCAATAATTCTTTCTACTGCTTCGGTTGCGGCGTCGGTGGCGACCAAATCAATTTTGTAGCAAAAATTCTTGATATATCTTATTATGATGCGTTAAAGCGTGTTGATGAAGATTTTATGCTTGGCGTTTTTAGCAGAAAAATATCAAAATCTACTCTGCAAAAACGCATATATGAGCGTGAGCGAAAACAATTTGAAGAAGAAAAAGCGAAACTTAAAAGACAAGCAGAAGAAAACAAATTAATTAACTTTTTTAAAGAGTTACGAAATAGATTTGAATCTGAATCCGACAATATCAAACTAAAGAATGCAATTATATTTGTTGAGAGCTGGCTCAACGGGAAAATGGACATTGACGGAGTTGTAACACTGTTGCCAAAAGATTATTCCGCTGATGAAATTATCGAAAATGTAAAAGAAAATTTGAAGTAAGGATGTGATAAAGTGACGAATGAAACGGAGGTTGATGTAATAGATCCTGTTGCCCAAATTGAAAGTTACACAAAGAAAGATTTTCAGTTAACAAGACTTCCTTACGATTTTTTGTATGGATTAAGAAACAACAAATTTCAATATTCCCAAATGCAGGTTGTAATGGCAGACAAAGCAAGCAAAGAAGGCGTTAAAAGTTTTAAACAACTTTACAAAGATTATTTGGCGACTTATCATTCCGATGAACAAATGCTTGCTGTAAATTATACTGAATTTGATGGACAACCTTTTCAACTCGCTTGTGGCTCTTACATATGTCATGACGACATTGCTCTGCTTAATTCAAATGGAATAGTCGAGGAAATCTGCAATCATCCAGTCTTGCCGTGCGTAAGGCTTGTGAATATTGATGATAATACAGAAAAACTTATTATCAAATACAGAAAGGGCTACAAATGGCGAGAAATAACCGTAGATAAAGAAATTCTTGCAAGTGCGAGTAAGATTACTTCTCTTGCAAAGTACGGCATAGCGGTCAACAGTGAGAACGCAAAAGGGTTAGTTAAATATCTAACAGATATTGAAGATTTGAACTACAACGAAATTGAAGAAAAAAACTCTGTCAGTAGATTAGGCTGGATTAACAATCACGGTTTTAGCCCTTATGTTGACGGTTTGGTTTTTGACGGAGAAGAAAATTTCAGAACTCTTTTTAATTCTGTAAAAATAAAAGGTCAAATCAAAAATTGGATTGAAATAATCAAACCTATTCGAGCAGAGAAAAACATTTGTTCAAGAATAATGCTTGCCGCATCGTTTGCAAGTGTATTAGTCAATCCTTGTGACTGTTTGCCGTTTTTTGTTCACCTTTGGGGCGGAACAGAAGCAGGAAAAACAGTTGCATTAATGCTTGCAACATCAGTATGGGCAGATCCGACTATGGGCGCATATATTCGCACATTTAACAGCACAGCAGTTGCTCAAGAACTTACAGCAAGTTTTGTTAACTCTCTTCCGCTTGTATATGATGAACTTCAAATCCTCAAAGATAAGAAGTCGTTTGATGATATGATATACAAGCTCTGCGAAGGCATAGGTCGTGACAGAGGAGCTAAAAACGGTGGAGTTCAAAAAATTGCAACTTGGAAAAACTGTATATTAACATCAGGAGAATTTCCAATTAGTTCGGAAAAATCAGGCGGAGGTGCGGTCAACAGAATTATCGAAATCGACTGCAAAGATAAAAAAATCTTTACAAATCCAAGTGAGCTAGTTTCTGAAATCAAGCAGAATTATGGATGTGCCGGTGCAATCTTTGTTAAATGGTTACAGCAAGGTGATAATATTGAAACTGTCAAACATTTGAGGAAAGATTTTTACAAGAAACTTGTTGCCGATTCGGATGTGACTGACAAACAAGCAATGTCTGCAAGTCTTATTTTGACCGCTGATAAACTGATTAACGAAATATTTTTTAATGACGATATTTTGTTGAGCATAACTGAAATGCAATCAATTTTAACTACTCACACGAGTGTCGACCAAAATCGTAGATGTTACGAGTTTATTAACGATTTTGTTGCCGTCAATTACAACAAATTCAATCCTGAAAAGGACGGCTACAACGGAGAGATTTACGGAACAGTGATTGAAGACAGAATTTACTTCATTAAGAGCAAATTTGACGCAGTCTTGCAAGAAAACGGTTTTAACGCAAAGGCTTTTTTGAGTTGGGCAGTTGAAAATAAGGTGGCGTTTGCTTCAAACACTTGCAATTCTGTAACAAAGCGAATTTGTGGAAAAGTGTGTCGGTGTGCGTGTATTTTGAGCGTAGAAGAAACCGCAGAAGACCGCTTTTTGAACAATGAAGACTTACCTTTTGATTAAATTGTAACAGGTGTAACCGCTGTGTAACTGATTTAAGTTACATTGTTATATCTAAAAAACCGCATAAAATAGCCGTTTTTTAAAATTAAATTTAAAATGTAACAGTGTAACAGCTTTTTTTTACATACACACTATATATACAATATAAAAATAAAATATTGAACAATATATACCACGCGTGTATAGTGATAGATTACTTGTTACACCTGTTACATATGTTACATTATATATAATATATAGTATTTATCTATATTATTAAGCGTTTAAGATGTAACATAGGCGTAACAGCTTTTTGGAAATTTGTTACAGGAGGAATTATGAAACAAACAAAATGTTCAAAATGTATGTTGATGTGGGATAGCTTGGTTGTGAGAAAATGCAATCACGAAGCAGTCAACAGAACATACGGCAAAAACATCTGTATTTGTTGCTGTCAAAAGTGCAGATACTCTGAACAGTTCAAAACAGGTTGGATTTGTACTTATAAAAAGGAGATGAAAGAATGAAACAACAGGCAATCTGCGAATTATGTATGCAAGCATTTGAAAAAAGAAGTGAAAATCAAAAATACTGCACTGATTGCGGTGTTGAAATGAGAAAACAACAGCACAGAGAAATTATCAAAAACAGCAAATTAAGAAAAACAGCCACACGCAATTACAATAAAACCGATACACTTGAAGAAAAATGCAAGAAAATCAATTTGTATAATAAGCGACACGGCACACACTTAAGCTACGGAGAATATACGGCACTCGAAAGGCTTGGAAGAATTTAAGGAGGATAAAGAAAATGATTGATTGTTCAAAAACTATGAATTACTTTATTGAAAAATCGAGAATGATTAAACAACAGAAGGACGGAGTATGCAAACTTGACTGTTCAGATTGCCCTTTGAGCATTTCAAATAATGGCACAGACATTTCGTGTTCATACTTTGAAACGGGTTATCCCGAAGAAGCAATTGCAATTGTGCAGAAGTGGTCTGATGAACACTCGCAGAAAACTTATTTGAGCGAGTTCTTAAAGAATTATCCAAATACTCCGCTTAATGATGACGGAATACCTAAATTGTTTTGTCCTTATGACTTAGGGCTGACGAGTGTTTGTCCTTATGATTTAGAACTGATGAGTACAGATGATTGCAGAACTAATTGCATTGACTGTTGGAAACAGCCTATTGAGGAGAGTGAAAGTAAATGAAACTTAGGCAGGAAATTAATAACACTCGTGACATGATTGATGGCGCACTCAATCGCATTATGGTCACGGACGATATAGAAGAGATAAGAAGATTGACATATTATTTATTTCTCAGCATAAATGACCTTATCCGCAAAAATCAACAAAGAATTGCTAAATCGTTTAGAGGTGAAGAAAATGACTAAAACATTTTGCAACAAGTGCGGAAAAGAATTAAAATTCGGCGACCATAGAAAAAAAGAAATTATCGGCGAAGAAGAATATACCAATATGATAAAAAGAGAAGCGGAACATAAGCAGGCGGTTGAAGAAAGAAGAAAGAAAAGGGAGAGCGAAAATGAACAAACAGTATAAGCATTATACAGATATTACGAGAGAAATTTTAGACACAATAAAAATAGGCGATTTAATCAAGATTAACGACTGGAAAAAACCAATGCGAGTTAAGGCTGTATCTAAAAACTACTTTGTTATGGTAAGTAAAGTATTTAAAACCAACTATTATTCCGTGTGCTCAAAATTACCTTGGAGCGGTGTTAAACATAATAATATGACTAATGGTATGTTTCATTGTGGGGGTGATGACTGGATATTTGGCTCTCCGTTAGGGATTACACATAAAAATCTTTATGAGTTTATCAGTGAAGAAAGTAATAGGGAGTATTTGCAAGAATTTGAAGATGGCAAGGCACATATTTCTGAAAGAAATGGCACGCCGATTTATGATTTGTATATTAAGTCAAATATTTAATAAATAATAGGAGAGTAAACAAATGACCCTTGAAGAATTAAAAACTGAAATATGTGAACGCATAGAAAGCGAGCAGGAAAAGCAGAGCAAATTCAACGACGATAAAAACCGAAAGGACAAGCACTATTACATAAGCGAGGGAATGTTGATTGCATATCAAATTGTTTCAGATTATCTTGATGATTTGGAGGTTTTGGAATGAAAGCAAGAGTGCCGATGAATTTCAAACGTGAAACGAAAAAGGAAATTGTCAGACTCGTCAATAACGAATACAATAAGGTCCGTGATAAAGAAAACAAAGGATTAACACGCAGACTTTTCAAAACAATGCTTTTTGTGTTAAATCAGGAGTTTGGATTTGGCCATAATAGGCTTATGAAAGCATTTGAAGAAATGACTAATGTTATAAACCATTCTAACGAAGATGAGGTGTTCTGGGAACACCTCGATAGGCAGGTAATCGACACCCTTAAAATTCCGCTTGAACGTGATTATACAGAAAAAGGCAAAGTTGTGAATAAATAAAATGAGCAAAAAGAAATTTAAACAATCTATCTTAAAAAGGAGATTGTAAAATGAGCGACAATGTTGAAATCCTATCAAAAAAGCAGCAGAAATAGCTACGCAACAAAATCAATTAATAAATTATCAAACGCAGCGGTACGGAAGGAGTTTGGTTTAAATGTCAGAAAAAAACGGACAACATTTTAGAGTTGATTTAAGTTTTTCTAAAAATCTAAAAAAAATAATGTGTCAAAGAAAACTTAATGCGAGAAATTTAGCAGAAATATCAGGTGTTTCAAAAACTTCAATATGCGCATATCTCAAAGGAACTCAACCGAGCGCCTTTGCAATTAAGAGAATAGCAATTGCTCTTGAAGTATCAGCTGATGATTTACTCGACATTTATATTAAAAGATAAAAATATTTTTCATTTGTACAACATTGCGGACAAAATAAGTTTTACAATAAAATTATAAAATTTTATTGTAATTTTTTGAGGTCAAAAGTGCTATTAAAAAAATGTGCTACATGTAATGTTTTCATTCCTTACGGTGAAAGATACTGCAACAGATGTAAGTCGATTGCTGCTGAGAGAGAAAAAGAAAACAAAGCTAAATTATCTGCAAAATATAATCGAAAAAGAAATCCAAAGTACAGTACTTTTTACAAATCGAAAGAATGGAAAATGCTCGCACGGAAAAGGCTTCAAACAGATCAATATAAATGCCGACGATGTGGTCAACTTGCAGAAGAAGTGGACCACATTATACCAATTCAAACCGATGAAGGTTGGGAAATGCGACTTGATTTTTCAAACACACAATCACTTTGTACAAAGTGTCACAATCTCAAGCACCGTCGGTTTTTACCAAAAAACGGTAAGGGGTAGTCAAAAAAATTCACGACAACCAAAAAGGAAACGGTGCAGGTAACCTTTTTGTAGAAAAAACTCCCCACGGCGTTCAAAATCAGGAGGTGAGATTATGGCAGGACAACGACAACCTATTGAACTTTTAAAAGCTAAAGGTAAAAAACATTTAACAAAAGCAGAAATTGCCGAACGAGAAAACAACGAAATTAAGCCTGTATGCGATAATCTCTCACCGCCTGAATGTTTAACAACAAAAAAACAGCGTGAGAGATTCTGTTTAATTGTTGAGCAATTAAAAGAACTAAAAATTGTAAATATAACAGATACAGATGCTATTGCTCGATATGTTATTGCGTATGAAATGTATGTAAAATTATCAAAACAAATCCAAAAATCCGAAGTAATCAAAGACCCTTATGTGCTTGATGCATACTATAAAAATCAAGATAGAGCTTTTAAACAATGTCGTCAATGTGCAGTTGACCTCGGAATGACTATTTCGAGCCGTTGTAAACTTGTTGTTCCAAAACCAACAGAAAAAGCTAAAGAAAACAAGTTTGCAAAATACGAAGTTGGTTAAAACTTATGAATGACAGAGTAACAGAGTATGCTCAAGCTGTCGTAAACAATCAAGTAAAATACTGTTGTAAATTACACATTTTAGCTTGCCAAAGACATTTAAATGATTTAAAACGACAAGGCACAGATGATTTCAAATATGTGTGGAATGCAGAAGCAGCGGAGAATATTCTCAAGTTTGCTGAAACATTAACAATCAAAGAAGGTTTTAAGCAAAAGCCGGTTAAACTCATTCCATCACAAATATTTGATTTAGGCTGTACATTTGGTTGGTTAAAAACAAACGGTTACAGAAGATTTCGGCGAAGATATAAATCAGTTGCAAGGCAAAACGGAAAAAGTTTTGAAAATGGAATAATGGGTCCGTACATAGCTGCTTTTTCTGGCTATCAAGACGGTTTGCTTTTTACCGCTGCAACGAAAAAAAGGCAATCAAAAATAGCGTGGAATGAAATGCGAAAGTTCATTGAAGTTGACGAAGATTTAAAAGAATACTTCAAAATTCAAGATTACATTTCAACTATTACAGCTCTGAATACAGGCTGCAAGATTGAAGCTCTTTCAAAAGAAGGCGGTCTTGACGACGGATTCAGAGCTATTTTTACAAGTCTTGATGAATTACATCAACACAAAGATAATAGCATTTATTCCGCTTTGTACAAAGGCACACGAAATTTGCCGGAAACGCTTTTATCGATTATTACCACACGGGGTAAAAATCCCCGGTCCTTTTGTAAAGAATTTGATGATTATTGCATTAAAGTCTTGCAAGGGATAATTGTTGCAGATGACATATTTGTAGACATTTTCACTCTTGATGACGGTGACAATATCTACAAACTTGAAAACATACTGAAAGCAAACCCTCTTTATATCGGTGATGAAGAAAAAATAAAAAACATTCTCGTTGAAGCCGAAACAGCAAAAAATATGGGCGGTCAAGAAAAAACAGACTACATTGTAAAATCACTCAACATGTGGGCAACAAACAGTGACAATAGCTACATTAGTCCGGAAGACTTGAAAAAATGTGCGATTGAAGAATCACTTGAAAATTATAAAGGTTATGAATGCTATGTAGGACTTGACCTTTCATCAGGTGGTGACTTGACTTCATTTTCAATAGAAGTTTTGACAGGAGAAAGTTTATTTTTTGATTCTCATTCATATATGCCCCGTGGTCGCTTTGCAGAACATCTCGAAAGTGACCTTGTTCCTTACGATTTATGGGAACAAGAAGGTTTAATTACTGTTACAGGTTCAGACAGTGATTACAAAAACGATTACAAATTTATCATTGAAGATTTAAAAAGGCTTAAACAAAAATACAATTTAAAATTCAGAGGAATTGGAATTGATCCGCATAACGCAGACGGAATATTATCCGAACTTGAAGATTTTGGATGTGATGTTTTTGTAATAACACAATCAGCAAGGAATTTAAACGATGCTACTGTTGATTTAAGGCTTTTAATTAAAAGCGGCAAAATCAGATATAATGCAAAAAACACATTACTTGAATATTCATTTGCAAACGCCGTTACGGTTAAAAACAGCTTTGATGAAATCAAAATTGAAAAAAGGGATTTCAAAAATACAAACAGGATTGATCCTGTTGATGCTTGTATTGATTCTCATTATTTAGCTATGAAAAATAAAAATAGCGAAATTATTAATTCACAAGCTGAAATTGAAAAATATATCAAAGAAATGGGGTGGCTATAGTTGGTTTTTTTTAACAGTTGGAAAGCTAAAAAGACAAAGAAAAATACTGACGGATGGTATCAACTTGCTGATTTTCTCGGAATTGATGTTGAAAATACTCCTAAGAGTGCTTTGTCAAACGCTACATATTATGCATGTCTAAAGACTTTAAGTGAAGCAATTGGTAAAATGCCGTTAAAAGTTCTTAGTCATCCTACAACAGGCGGCGTAAGAGAAGAATATAATCATCCGCTCTGGAAAGTTTTACACGACAGACCAAATGCATATATGCCAGCTTCGTTTTTTTGGAGCACAATGGAATTCAACAGAAATCATTATGGCAATGCGTACGCAATGATAGTCGGTGCCGGCAGAGATATGCAGCTTTACCCTCTCCCCTCTTCTGCTGTTGAACTTTGGTATGATAATGCTCACATTTTGCGCGATGTAGACGATGTCTATTATATCTATGCAGGTAATGACGGGAAAAGATACATCTTATCTTCTGATGAAGTTTTGCATTTTAGAAATTCAGCAACATATGACGGTATTGTAGGAAAAGCAGTTAAAACAGTTCTTTCAGAAACAATTAATGCAAATATAAAAAGTCAAAAGATGATAAACAATTTATATGATAACGGCTTTTCAGGCAAAGCAGCGGTTTATTATACAGGCGATTTAAATGATGACCTTGTAAAAACATTTTCTAAAGGTATTCAAAATTTTATTGACGGAAAGTACGAAAAAAACGGAATTAAAAATGTTATTCCATTGCCAATCAGTACAAAAATGGAAACCTTAGCAAATACAAGGCTATCCGAAAATCAATTTTTAGAATTAAAACAGTATTCAGCTTTGCAAGTCGCAGCCGCTTTCGGAATCAAGCCTGTGCAAATTGGCGATTATACAAAATCAAGCTACGCAAGCGCTGAAAGTCAACAGTTATCATTTTTAGTCGATACTTTGCTCTATATCATAAAGCAATACGAAGAAGAAATAACATACAAATTAATCACAAGCGACAAATATTACGCTAAATTTAATGTTGATGTTATTTTAAGAGCTGATTTCAGAAACAAAGTCGAAACACTTTCTACTGCAGTCAACAGTTTTATGATGACACCAAACGAAGCAAGAGCAAAGCTCGATTTATCAAATCGTGAAGGCGGAGATGTCCTCGTCGGAAACGGTGCAAGCATACCGATTACGGCTGTAGGTGCTCAATATATACCAAACCACGAGGAAGGAGGAAAAAGCAAATGAAAGGAATTATTGAAAAAACTGTAAATATCAATTCGCTAAAGTTAAGTGATGAAGAACTTGCTAAAATCAACAAACACACCTTATCCGTCGTGACTGCGGATGATGTGTTTGTTTTTAAAGCAATGATTGCCGATAATGAGCAAGACGATAGAAACTGTATGCCATTCACATTAAAGGCTTTGCAGGACCTCAAATCCTTGTATATGGGGAAAACTTTTATTTTCGACCACACAGGCGCAGCGGAAAAACAGATTGCTCGGGTTTATGACACTGAAATTATAACGAGTGAAGATAAGACAGAGCTCGGCGAAAATCACGCTGAACTTATTGCAAAAATCTATATGATTAAAACTGCAAGCAATGCAAATTTAATCAAAAATATTGCAGGCGGTATTCACAAAGAAGTTTCGACGTCCACTTTACCAGAAAAGTTGATTTGTAATATTTGCGGAGCAGACAATATGAAAGAATACTGTCATCACTACAACGGCAGAAAATATCTTGTCGATGGCAAAGAAAAAATCTGCAATTTGGTTATCGATGGTTGCAAAGAAGCATACGAACTTTCTTTCGTTGCAGTTCCTGCTCAACCAAGAGCCGGAACTGTTAAATCGTTCGAAAAGATGTTTGAAGCATCAAAAAAGGTTACAGAAAACGCAAAAAATTTACTTTTGAAAGTAAAAGTAAATGAAAACTATATTCTTACGGAGGTATCAGAATGAATAAGAAAATCAGAGCATTACTTGAGGTAATTAAGGCTAAAAACGAACAGGCTAAGTCTTTCCTTGACGGTGAAAGCAAGGACATTGAGAAAGCAAATGCACTTTTTGATGAAATTGAAATACTTAAGTCTGAACTTGAAGCAGAAAAGAAAGCACTTGAAAATGATAAAATTGCAGCGGGTCAGAAATTCGACGAACGCAAAAGCGAAGAAGGAAAAGGAACAAACTCAACAGAGAAGTTCGCAAATGACATTAAACTTCTTGCAACAAAAAAGCTGTCAGAGGGTGTGAACGACGACGGCGGTTACACTGTCCCAGAGGATATTCAGACAAAAATTAATCAGTACAAAACAGCTGATTTCAGTTTTGAAGATTATATTGACAAGGAAAATGTTACTACCGCAAAAGGTTCAAGAATTTATCAGAAGAAAACAGACGTTACAGGTTTTTCAAAGGTTGACGAAGGTAGTGATTTTGCTGAAATTGCTGAACCGAAATTCGAAAAGCAGACATTTGAAATCACAGATAAAGGCGGCGTTCTTGCTGTAACAAATTCTCTTCTCAGGGATACAGCAGAAAATATTGAAAATGTAATTGTTGAATGGTTTGCAAAAAACAGACGTGCAACTATCAATAATGATGTTCTCACTCTTCTTGCAACAAAAACAAAGACAGCTATCACTGATGTTGTCAAAGGTCTTAAGAAAGTAGTCAACGTTACTCTCGGTGCTGCGTATGCAGGCACAAGTAAAATATACACTAACGACGACGGTGTAGATCTTCTTGACAATCTCGTTGATACAAATGGCAGACCTCTTCTCAATCCTATTCCAACAGAACCTAAGAAACTTCAACTTTCTGTTGGTGCAAGAGTGATTGAAATTGTTAATGTCCCAAACAGCGTTCTCAAAACAACAGGCAAGAAAATTCCTTTTGTTGTAGGTGATTTACATGAAGCTATAAAGAGATTTGACCGCCAGTCACTTGAAATTAAGGGTAGCGGCATTGCGAGTGTGGGCTCATTAAATGCTTTCTCGCAGAATTTAACTCTTTTTAGAGGAATTATGCGCGATGACACAAAGCTTAAGGATAATGACGCATTCGTTTATTGTGAATACACTGTAACAGAATAAGACGAAAAAGGTATAAGCTATGTTTATTACTATAAATGATGTTAATGCTTTTTTAGGCATTGATGAATACGATGAAATGTCAGCAATAAACATCAAGCGGTCCATTAATGCAGCGGATAAATATCTTCAAGGGGCTATCGGTAAGAACTATCCTCAAGACGATGAGCGAGTGCATGAACTCGCTCTAAGGGTAGTCGCTGATTTATACGACACTCGAACACTGTCAGCTAAAAGCAATGCAAGTGTTAATAAGTTGACAGCCGACTTTGCACAACAACTCAAACTTGAGATTGAAAAGGAGCGTGAAGAGAATGGTTTTTGATAAACCTATCACAATCGAAAAACTCAATAGTGATACTGACGAATACGAAAAAGAATTTCAACTTCACGCTAAAGTCAACAAAACGAGTGCAAAAAATTTCTCTGAAAACGGCGCTGAACGAACAGGTATGTCATTAACTTTTGAAGTGCGTTACTTCTCAGCTTTAGAACAGATTTTTGGCAATTTTCAGAATTTCAGAATTATTTACAGAAATAAGGTCTTTTACATAAACGACTATGATGATTATATGGAAAGTCATAAAACTGTAAAATTAACAGGTGTTGCAAATGGCTAAAGGTGTGAAAGCAAGTGACATAGAAAAAGAAATTCAAAAAGTTTTTAAAGTTTATTCAGATGAAATTGCAGAACAATCTTTTAAAATTACAAAAAAGACAATGTTTAAATTCGTGAAAAGAACAAAAGAAAAAGCGCCGAAAAGTAAGATTAAAGGACGAAAACATTTTGCTGACAGCATTTCAAGTACAACAGAAACAAATGCGGTAAATGAAGTAATCGGCACTTGGTATGTTAAAGGCCCGAACTACAGATTAACGCATCTGCTTGAGCACGGTCACCAAAACCGAAACGGAACGAGAACACCGGGAATGCATTTCATTTCTAAAATATACGAAGAGATTGCAACTGAATACGAGAAAGAACTCGAAGGAGTTATAAGAAATGATTGACGAAATTTTAACATCTGCGGGCTTTATTAAAGACAAAACATATACAGAAACTGTTTTCAGAAATCCTCCTGCGGTAACCTTTTGCGTTTATTCAGATGAGGTCGAAACTGAAGGCTCTGACTTTGATTGTGAACTTGAAACTCACACAATCGACATAGAGCTTTATGCACTTAATAAGCCTGATAAAGCCGCTGAAAAGCGCATTAAAAAAGCGTTAAAAAAACTCGGTATTCATTATACAAAGTTTGAACGAATTTGGCTGCAATCAGAAAAATATTATCAAACGGTATATGAATTTACATATACAGAAAAGGAGCAAGAAGATGAGTAAGAAAAAGAAAAGAATAGTTTTAGGCAGCGGCAGTCTGTATAGAATGGATTTCAGCGGAACACTTCCTGAACTTTCTGAAATCTGCAAAGAAGAAAACCGCTTTTCAAACATTAAAAACGGTGCAACTCTTGAATACACAAAAGAAACAGTAACTGAAAAAGACGACCTTGGTCTTGTAAGTAAAACGGTTATTACAACAGAAGATGCGGTTTTAAAAGCAGGTCTTATGACTTTTTGCGGGGATACACTCAAATATCTTATTGAAACTGCAAGAGTTTCAACAACGGAGGACGGAAATCATTACCTCACAAAAATCGGTGGTATTACAAACGCTGATGAAACATCATATGTTTGGGCATTTCAGCACAAAGACAAGAAAGACGGTGACATCACTGTTCTCATTGTCGGCAAGAACAGCGCAGGTTGCACATTCAGCTTTTCGAAAGATTCGGCTTCTGTAATTGATGCAGAAATCAAAGCAGAGCCTTGCGATGACGAAGGTACTCTTATATATTATTATGAAGAACTTACCTCTGCAGAAAAAGCAACCGTATAAAAAATTTGAAATAAACAAAAAGCCAGAGGTCTTTCTCTGGCTTTTTTAGAAGGTGTTTTAATGTTTGACTTGACGGGAAATAAAATGTCAGCTTTTGAAATTAAAGGATTTAATATGATTGAATGTCCGAAATTGTATTTAGTTAAGCAAGGGCAATCAATTTTTAAAATCACACAGAAAATACTTAATAATACCGCAAATGAATTTGAAATTAACATATTTTATGATTATATGTCAAAAATAACAAAGATTTCAGCCAAAAAACTTATAAAAAAATATTCTGTAGATGATTTGATTATTGCACTTGTGCAGCTATTTAAATCACTGACAGAACTTGATAAAAAATATTCTCTCCCCTATCTTCCTTGTGCAGAAATTGAAGATGACAGTTATTCTTTCGACATTCTCACACAAACGGATAAGGCTGTTGCCGATTACGCAAATATGAAAATTACAGATGTTTTAAATTTGAAATATATTGACTATTTAATATTGCGTAAAGACGCATATGTTTATAAATTATCGCAAACTGAAAAAGGTAAAGATTATCTTGAACAATGTTATTGCTTTGCAAGCGAAGAGCCTGACAGAGAATCATTAAGAAAGCAATTCGGAGGTAATTGATTATGGCATCTAATAAAAAAATTAAAGGCTTGACTGTTCAAATCGGTGCAGATACATCTAACTTTAACAAAGCAATGGAAGAAAGTAACAAAAAATCAAGGTCGTTAAAAAGTGAATTATCAGAGGTTGAACGACTGTTAAAGTTAGATCCGACAAATGTTGAGTTAGTTGCTCAAAAGCAAAAAATACTTACAGAACAGGTTGAGGAAAGTTCAAAAAGACTTGATATTCTTAAACAAGCGCAAGATGAAGTCAATCAAAAATTCAAAAGCGGTGAAATCGGTGAGGAAACTTACAGAAATTTTCAGCGAGAAGTAATTAAAGCTGAAAATGATTTGCAAAAACAAAAAGAGGCACTTGATAAAGTAAAAAAATCAGCTGACAACACCGATACAGCTTTAAGCGATGCAAGCAAGGAAGCCGAAAAGCTCGGTAAAAAAGATATGTCGGAAACTAAAAAAGAACTTGATGATGTTAAACAATCTGCAAGTGACTTAAAAGATGTTTTTAAAGATACAATTGCAGAAGCCTCGGCAATTGGCGGAACACTTGTTGCAGGTGCAACAACTGCTATCGGTTCAGCTAATGATAATGTTAAAGCTACAAACAACTTGCAAGCGTTGACAGGATTATCAAGTGACGAAGTTAAAGAATACAAAGAACTAATCGAAAGCGTTTATAAAAATAATTTTGGTGAAGACCAAGAAAATGTTGCAGAAGCAATCGCTCTTATTAAGCAAAATCTAAACGATTTAGACGATACAAAATTGCAAGATGTAGTTGAAAATTTGTTTACACTTGAAGATACATTCGGATTTGACTACACAGAAACTTTAAGAGCTGCTAAAATGCTTATAGATCAATTTGGTATATCTGCTGATGAAGCGTTTAATTTGATTGTTCAAGGCGCTCAAAACGGTTTAAATAAAAACGGTGACTTATTAGATTCAATTAATGAGTATTCTGTTCACTATAAGCAGCAAGGATATTCCGCAGAAGAATTTTTCAACTCACTTGAAAACGGTACCGCAGCAGGTACATTCAGTGTTGATAAACTCGGCGATGCAATGAAAGAATTTGGAATCAGGGCTAAAGACACAGCTACAACAACTCAAGAGGGTTTTGAACTTATTGGACTTGATGCTGATACAATGCGATCAAAATTTGCCGCCGGCGGAGAAAGCGCAAGACAAGCAACCGACGAAGTTTTGCAAGCACTGTTTGATATGGACGATCAAGTTGCCCAAAACCAAGCAGGCGTTGACTTGTTCGGCACAATGTGGGAAGACTTAGGCATTGACGGTGTTAAGGCATTGATGGATGTAAAAGGCTCTGCAGATAAAACAAAAACATCAATGCAAGATATTAAAGATATTAAATATAGCGACATAGAATCTGATTGGGAAAGTCTTGGCAGAACTATCAAAACCGATATAATATCCCCGATCGGTAAAGATTTGTATCCTACTGCAAAAAAAGCGATAAGTTGGACATCAGAACATCTTGACGATTTAGAGATAATAATAGAAGGACTTGCTAAACAAGTAGCAATTGTATGGGGTGCTAAAAAAGCTCGAGAACTTACAACAGGTATTACTAATTTAATCGGAACATACAAAACGCTTACAACAGCTACAAACATCGCTACAACGGCTCAAGAAGGGCTTAACACAGCACAGGCACTAAATGTTATAGGTGTTATCACAACGCTTGTTATAGGGCTTATATCTGCAGTACAGACATATAACGAATTAGAGTGGAGCAATTCAGAAGCGGGAAAATTTTGCGCTGAACTTGACGAAGCAAAAGAAAAACTTGAAGAAACAACTCAAGGAATTACAGACACTCTAAAAAACACTTTAGACAGTATTAATAATTTATATACTGACAATACTTTAATTGATGATTATCAAGCTAAATTGGACGAACTTCTCGGTAAAGCTACATTAACCCCAGAAGAACAATCACAATTGCAAACAATTGTTACATACTTTAAAGATAACATTGACGGCTTTGAAGACACTTGGGATAGATATGTTGAAATAAGTGATGGTGGTAAAGTAAACCTTAAAGGCGATCTTGGCGAAATAAGAACAGAAATCAATAAAACTATTGATGATTACCAAAAACTTGCTAATCAATCTGCACTTTCAGAATTACAAACTGAAAATGCCAAAGCTAAAATTACAGCAAATAAAAATACAGCCGAAATCAAAACGGAAATGAAATCTAAATACAGTGAAATACAGAGCACACAAAAGAAATTAGATGACTTTCTAAAAAAGAGAAATATCACACAAAAAACACTCGAAAATTATTACTATGGAGGTGGAGCAAAAAACGATGCTTTTTATAAAGAAGGCATTGAACTTTTGGAAACATTACAAGATGAAAGTGAAGCATATGATGATTTACAAGACAAATATAACGAATCAGTTGGTGAAATTAATAAATTAATAATGACTAACGATGATTTAATAGATGTTCAAAAAGTCCTGAATGGAGATTATTCTGATGCCGCTGCAGTATTAATGGCATATAATCAACAGATGATTTCGCAAAACGATATTCTTTCAGCAACTGACGAAAATGGTAAAATACTTTGGGCATCAATGGATAAATTAAAAGAGGCAGCAACAGAAAGCGGAAAAAACACAGTGCTTGGACTTGTTGAGGGTACTAAAGATTATCAAGGTGCACTTGCGAAAAATAGCCAAGGATGGGCTGAAATAATTATCTCTGAATATGAAACAGGAATGGATATGCACTCTCCGTCTAAAGAGATGTACAAAAGAGGTGTGTATACTGTTCAGGGATTAATTAACGGATTGCAAAGCAAAAACGGAGAAGTCGGCAACTCGGGTCGTAACATTGCACAACGAGCAAAAAACGGAACAAGCGGCATATCACTTTTTCAGACCGGCGTAAATTTTGTCAGAGGATTCATCAACGGAATTTCTGACGGGTCTATTCTTGATAATGTAAAAAATGCAGCAATTACTATGGGAAATAAAGCTATTTCAGCAGTTAAAAAAGTTCTCGGCATCAACTCCCCCTCAAAAGAAGCAAAAAAGCTCGGCGGTTTTTTTGCGGAAGGATTATCAATAGGAATAGACGGAAAACAGTACAAAGTTAAACGAAGTTCCGAATCAATGGCACAGGCTATGCTCGACAGTTTAGATTTTAATAATAATGAACAAGCAATAAAAATCGCAACTCAAAATTTTAGAAAAGCAAACGATTTTCAAGGCGAAATAACAAACAACATTGAATTAAAATCTGTCGCAAGCAAACTTGATGAATTAATTTCAATAATTAAGAACTTGCCTGACCCGAAGCTGTATCTTGACAGTAATTTGCTTGTTGGAGCAACAACTAAAAAATATGACAATTCACTTGCCGATTTATCGACAAAAAAGAAAAGAGGTTGGTAATATGCAATACAGGGAAATAGTCATTAACGATGAATTATTTATTAATCAAGAATTCGACAGTGTAATTTTATCGGGAAAAATCGGAAATCCCGAATTTCGTACATATACAGTTGAAATTCCTGGCAAAGACGGTCTATTAGATTTGACAGAAAGCATTGATGGTTCAGTTCATTACAACAATCGTGATATTGAATTCAGAGTGTTTATTGCAGGAAAAAGAATTAACGAAAGACTTGATTTACTCAACAATTATCACGGACAATATGTTAAACTTTATTCAACATATGATAATAATTACTATTACAAAGGTCGTTTATTTGTTAGTGTTGAAGAAAGAAAAGCTACATACGCATATGTGGTCCTTTCATTTGATTGTGAACCTTTTAAAATAAAAAGAGAAGTCACGACATCAATTCATATTATAAGAAACAATCAAACACTAAAAATAAAAAACACAGGTCGTGCAACGACTGCAAAAATTACTTTCATTCAAAAAAAAGGTAATGAAACAGAAGGTAACATCGCTTTAAAAATTGATATTGATAATAATTCGAGTATTCTGTACAACATAACAGACGAAGCAACATTCACAATTCAAGCAAATGATAATGAATTTAATATGCACACAGGACATATGATAGACAGCAATTTTGTTGAAGGTTTAGCATCTTGTAAAATCAAAATCGAATACACAGAAATAAAACTATAAATTAAAAATATTTGTTGACAATTAACAGCAATTGTTATATTATTTAACAAAGGAGTTGATTTTATGAACAGTAAGTTTTACACAGCACTAACAGTAATATTATTAATTTGCGGAGCTTGTGCAGGATTTATAGCAGGAGCTTTTTTTGAAACTGTACATACTGATATATATACAGAAACAGTAACACGCAGTTTTAATATTGCACTAATGGTAGGATGTTGGATTGCAACTGCATTGTTATGCTTAGTTTTTGGCGGTATTGCAAAAATTCTTTCATATCTTGAAGAATTGGGCGCAGGTAATTCGGTAAGTACTCAAACAACAGATTGGGAATGCCCTAAATGTCATTGTATGAACAAAGAGGAAGCAACCGAATGTTTTAACTGTCATTTGAAACGCAATAACAATCTACAGTCAGACGATAAATGGGAATGTCCTAAATGTCATTCTTTAAATTCTTATAATGGTAATCCAGAATGTCCTAATTGTCATTGGCAGCCATAAAAACAAGCTGATTGCATTTCAATCTTACACATAGAAAAGCCACCCCGTTTGGAGTGGCTTTTAGTTTGCGGTTATTTAAGCTAAATTAAGTTTTTGCTTTTTATGCGCACATCTTCGAGTGTGCGCTGTTTTTTATTTTGGTATAAAATTATAAAATTGTACAACATTGCGGACATTTTTAATTTTATAATAAAAACAAAAAGGGATTTAAATGGGAACAACATATAAAATAGAATATTTAACGGAAAACACAATTATAAAAATTTTTGAAACAGGTAAAATCGACGTAATTACTGCGGAGTATCACGCTGCTGTCAATTCTGCAGGCTCTCTGACATTTAAACTTAGTCCGCTGCACGCAGCTTATAACAGTATAGAAACGCTTGTAGGAATAGTTGTCCTTTATAAAAACGATAAAATCATTTTTAAATCAAGAGTATATTCAATTACAATAGATAATTACAACATTAAAACTGTTGAATGCGAAGGTATGCTTGCAGTTTTAAATGACAGTATTATAAAACCATACGAATACAGTGAATATAAAAGTCTTGACGGCACTAAATCGACACAAAAATTCGGTAATTGGATTTACCAACTGACAAACAATCACAATCAGCAAGTAACAGAAAATACACACTTTTTTGAAACTGTAATGAGCGATAAATTACGAAATCTTAATTTTTCTTGTAAAAACACAAGTTATAGCGATACATGGAGCGAAATAAAAAGTAAATTTATAAATGAACTTGACGGATTTTTGTGGGTTGAGTACAACAACGAATTATTAACATTATCAACTGAACAAGATGTTTTACACTTTGACACAACACTATCTCGTGCGTGTAATCAAGAAATTAAGTATGCTGTAAATCTATCAAGCATTGAGCGTAAAATATGTGCTGATGATTTTGCAACAGCAATTCTACCCCTCGGCGGCGAATACGAAACAGAAACGGGAGGTAAGATCAAAACCTCAATTGTGAGTGTAAATAATAACAATGAATTTTTAGTTAATGATGATGCAGTTAAAAAGTACGGACGAATTAACAAAGTCATTAATTTTGACGGTGTTCTCTCCCCTACTGAACTTCTCAAACTCGCGAAAAATAAACTTGATGAAATTATAAGTCTGTCAGGTAACTTAAGTGTAAAAGCTGTAGATTTATCAATTGTAGATGATACACTTGACTGTTTTGAAATCGGGCAAAAGGTTAAAATCATAAGTGAAAATCATCAAACAGATATGTACGCTATCATTTCTGAATATGATATAGATTTATTACAGCCGCAGGCAGCGGAATACAAACTTAATTCAAATTTTAAATCATTTGTAAATATAACTAATCAAACAATTTATAAAATAAAGGAATGATAATATGACAACAGATGCACTTTTCTTTGATGACATTAAAGAAATTACTACAGAAAAATTATACCAATACGATATTGGTCAAAAGCTCAAAATATCCGGTTTTGATATAAACGAAAATACAGAAGTTCATTTTAAAAGTCCTTATTCTAAAATTGCTAAAATAGCAACAGGCACATTAAACGGTTCATCATTAACTGTTGTTATTCCTGATGAATTTCTTGAAAGTGCAGGTAACGGAAAGGTATGGGTGTGTTCAATTGATGAAAACGAAGTTACAACAATTCGCACAATTAATATTCCTGTCGTTGAACGAGCAAAGCCTGATGGGTATGTTTCAAAAGCAGACGGCTCATACAGAAAGTTTAATAAAGAAATTGCAGATCTTAACAACAATAAAGCTAACAAGGAAGAAGTCAGTGCTGAAATATCAAAAGCAAAATCAGAAGCAATTACCGCTGCAGATTCTATGCTTGATGAGTACGATGAAGCAAATGTTGCTAAATTAAATTTAAAAGCTGATAAGCAAGATGTTAAAGATATGGCAAAAAAAGTTCAGCGTTTATGTAATTTAAGCCCGACTGAATCTATGATTGTCGATACTAAAACGACTGCAAGAGCTATGTGTGTATATAATGACTATTTATACCACAGCGGTAATTCAAAATTTGCGATAAGCAAAATTGATATAAGAAATGAAGCAATACCACAAAATATATCAACACTTGGCGGTCACGGCGGTTATTATCCTCGTGGAATTTCAATTGGAAACGGACATCTTTATGCTGCTTATCGTGAAAATGCATCGGGAGCGCAAACTTCTGCAAGTACCGCTTACGGCGGATACCTTGATATTATTAATTTATCTAATAATAATATTTCAACAATCAATTATGGAAAAAAGCCTTATACCGTGACTGTTACGGTGAGTGGACAGAAAGTAGAAAAAACACTGTATTTTGGCAAGAGCCATTATACTGCAACATATAACGATGCACTTCTTTGTGTAACTCAACAAATGGGTGGATGGTTGTTATATGATATTTCATCAAATCCACTAACTCCCGAATTACTGTATGAATATGATTGCAGAGCGGGGGCATATGACAGTGACAGAACAGGGTATGAGGAATATCAACAGCCGACTTTTCTTAGCAACGGTGATAATGTATTTCTTGCAATTGCAGGATATGACCGTGACCTTGTGAGAATTTATGATGTTACGGTACCAAAAACTCCTACACTTATATATGAATGCAATTTAAGAAATTTATGGAACGGAAATCTAAAAGACACATGTTTGCATACTATGGGTATAGCTTGTTCGTATCCGTATATCTATTGCACCGTTGCTCCTTATCCGGGACGAGTATTGAGCGAAACTATGACAGGTGTTGCAACTGTTGACATAAGCGACCTTAATAAAATTACCGTATCGCTATCAAAAATGCCGAATGCAGACAGAACCGAAAACACTTCTGGTGAACCTGCCCCTGCGAGCATAGCTATTTGTGACGATTATATTATTATGGATAACTATGATAAAGGTATATCTGTGTGGGATATTTCTGACAAGAGCAATCCGGTATACATAAAAACAATAGAAACGGATACTAAAACTTGCGGTGTAGTTGCTGATAACGGCAGAATATTTTGTGGTTCGACATCAGAAAGCAACAAAATTAAAATGTATAGATTAAAAAAAGAAAATGCTTTGACAGGTATAATAGCTTCTGTGAAAAATTTTGATGTTCAAAAAGCGGACAAGGCAGATACTTATGATAAAACATATCTGGATAAGGCACTAAGGGACAAACTTAATAAAATGCCGTTTGATACTGTACCTAAGGAGAATAGCCTGAACTATATCACAAGCGGCACCGTATATAATAGTGTTAATACTCTTAATCGAAGTATTGCAGCAAAATATGATAGCTCAAATTTCGAGAGCGGTTCGGGAGAATTATCTCCGGCGCAGACAATTTATGAGGGCAGTGCGGGAAAATTCGTTTACGCAAAGAACGGTGACGCAGTTACTGTGTCTGTAAATATTACAAGTATGTTGGCGGATAAAAACTATTTGCAAATGTCGGGTTTGCCGTTCCCGTCAAAAACAGAAAGTAAATTTGCAAGTATTGCCGTATATTCTACAAAGAATAAATTGCGTAATGTGAGATTAGACGGTTCGTGGATTTATATAAGTGCTCCGTCCGATAATTTTGCAGAGGGCGAAAAAATGAATTTCATTATTACATATATTATTCGCAGATAGGAGGATTAAAATGGAGGTTACAGAAAAAATTACGCTTGATATGCTTACAAAAGACAGTGTAAGCGTATTAAGACAGAAGTTTGTTGTTATCGACGGCACAGAAATGCAGGTCGGCGGCAATGTTCGCAACGCATATATGAATTGTGAAAACGACAGGGAAATACTTAAAGCCGAGCTTTCAGAGGAATATTATAACGCCGTTATGGCAGTATGGGAGGTTTAATATATGACAATGTATAGAGGTGTTTAGGTGAAGTTATATGATTTATAGACATTTATCTGTTGATAATAAGCGTGATAATAAGATAACTGAAATTATTACACAAAAAGAACACGGCGTCACTCTGTTTAAGATTAAATGCTTAAACGGCGCTTATGATATTGACTTGACAGAGTGTACGCAAGCACAGTTCTATGGTGAGAAACCCGACAGTCATAAAGTTGGTGTCAAATGCGATTTCAATGAAGATAAAACTGCTGTTTTATTGCCTTTGATTTTACAAATGACTACAGCTAGAGCTGAACCGCTCTATCTTGGAATAAGCGATAGCATTGATAATTATAAAGAGATTGATAAAAATACACCTATTCCAATTCCTGATGTTGGAAACAATATCTCTAATAACACCGATGGAATTTCAGAAAAACAACTCCTGATAATCAAGGAGGTATTAGGCGATGCTTGATAAAGATTTTGAAATTTTATTGAATAAAATAAAGTCACATAAGGTTGTATTTGATAAAGTTGAAAAACTTGGCGGTTTTACTCAAAAAATAACACAATCTGATAAAGTCGGATATAATTGGATTGAAGATTATCTCGGCGAAAAACTCGTAGCTCAAACTTATACCGAACAGAAAAACCCTGTCGGTGTAGCAGATAACCCATTTATATTTGAAATTGGTGTTAAACTTATTCCAAATGCTTATTACATTTATAATAACGAGCGTTATGTATATGTGGGCACAGAAATATCAACTGCAACCGTTTGGGACGAATCTAATTTTGAAAAATTTTAATAAAAAAGAGAGTAGCAAATACTACTCTCGTAAAGACACATTTTTAAGGTATAAATAATTTAATTAGACCAGCTATGGCTGTAATAAAAGCTGTAATAGTTATTAACCCAGTCATAGTGTTCTTTATAAAATTCATAAATGGGCTTGATTCTTTTGAAGAGAGCTTACCCCAAATCTTACTTATAAGAGGATATACTATGTTGAATAAAGTTTGAAAAACATCAACAAAAAACAGTATGACTGAAAATATTAATATTGCTGAATATATCAATTGTGTTATTGTAGGGCTTGCTATAAAAAATATGTTTAAACAATAAGATAATGTATAAAGAGTGACTGAAGCCATTAATATATAAATACAGGTTTTCTTGGCAACTTTATCTTTCTCCGCTCCAGTAATGGGCATTAAAATCCACCAAATAGCAAAAGAAAGAGATGTTATATATGTGAAGTTGTCGGAATATTGTCCTATATTTTTTCTATATATTCCTATTATCAAGAATATTGTTCCTGTTAAAAATAACGCAACAAGTATTTTAGTTCTTAATTCATTACTTCTTAATTTTTTATATAAGTTTTTACATATAGTTTTTAATTTATTTTTCATATTATTATTTATCAAAGAAAAGGGTGTTTTGTTCTTATGAATTTTATTTTTAATAATGTATCACCAATAATGTTTCCGATAATATTGTCTATTGTAATTATTGGAACGATTGTAGTTGGAATTGAATTACTTTGTCAACATTATGACGAAAATAATGATAACAAAGAAAACAATGACAATAAATCTGATTAAATTATATCATATTAAAATATAAAAGGCAAGGAGGAAATTTTATGAGTAATTCAAAACTTGTTAATTACACAAAACTTAGTCCGAATCATTCGGGAACAAGAACACATAGTATTGACCGCATTACGCCTCACTGTGTTGTCGGTCAATGCAGTGTTGAAACGCTCGGTAATATCTTTATGGATACCAACCGAGAGGCAAGCTGTAATTACGGTATCGGTCACGACGGCAGGGTTCTCCTCTGTGTTGACGAGAGTAATCGTTCTTGGTGCTCTTCGAGCAATAGTAACGACCAGAGAGCAGTCACCATTGAGTGTGCAAGTGAAACATATCATCCTTACGAGATGAACAGCAATGTTTACAACAGTCTTGTAAAACTCTGTGTTGATATTTGCAAGCGTAATGGTAAGAAAAAGCTTCTGTGGATTAACGATAAAAACAAGGCTTTAAATTATAGCACCAAGTCAGACGAAATGCTCCTGACCGTTCACAGGTGGTTTGACAACAAGGCTTGTCCGGGTGATTGGCTTTATAACCGTTTGGGTGATTTAGCCAAGAAGGTTACAGAACAACTTGGTGGTAATTCAAAGCCAAAGAAGCCAACTATTACATATCGTGTTTACGCAGACGGTAAGTGGTACAGAGAAGTAAAAGGTCTTGGCGGTGTTGCAGGACGAAAGAAACAAGCCATTTCAGCACTTGCAGTTAAGGTCAGCAAAGGCGATATAAAATATAGAGTACATCTTCGTGACGGTGATTGGCTTGATTGGGTAGACGGCTATGACATCAACGATAGCAACAACGGTTATGCAGGCATTAAAGGTAAAGTCATTGATGCCGTACAGGTAGAGTTCAGCGGTGTAGGCGATTATAAGGCCACATACAGAGCACGCAAGCAAGGCAAAAATAAATTTATGGCATATCAGCATAATACCGAGCACGATACAGAGCAAGACGGTTACGCAGGTGTTATTGGCACTAAGATTGACGGCTTGCAGATTACGCTTACATGAGGCGGTGTAAAAATGGCAACAGAAATTATTACGGCATTAATCGTGGCCGGCGGAAGCATAATTTGTCAGCTGCTAATAAATGCCTCAAATCGCAAAAAATTAAAGGTTGAAAATGAAAATACTAAGTCGCTCATCGTCTATAGGATAGACCAACTCGAACAAAAACAAGATAAATACAACCACTTGCAAGAGCGAGTATTTAATCTCGAAAAAGATTCAGCTGTAGTAAATGAAGAAATCAGAGTCGCAAATCACAGAATTGCGGACCTTGAGCAAAAATAAGGAGGTAATAATATGAAAAAAACAAATTGGAAATCGTGGGCAAAATGTGCAGGTGTAAGAGCAGTAAAAACCGTTGCTCAAACTGCAATTTCGGTTATCGGCGTGTCTGCGGTGCTAAGTGATGTGAATTGGGTGGCGGTTGCTTCCGCAAGCGTGCTTTCGGGAGTTCTTTCGCTGTTAACGAGTGTTGCAGGTTTACCGGAAGCAGAATAAATAATGCGTTACCGCCGTAATAACGCCCCCATAAAATAATTATTACGGAGGTAAAACAATGAAAAGTTTTATCGGTTGGATAGGCGGAAAAAGTCGTCTAAAAAATCAAATAATATCACTTATACCGACAGACTGTAGCCGTTACATCGAGGTGTGTGGCGGTGCAGGTTGGGTATTGTTTGGCAAAGAAAAAGTCAAGGGTCAGATGGAAGTTTTCAATGATGTTGACGGAGATTTAATCAACTTGTATAAGCAAATCAAATATAATTGCTCTGAATTGCAAGTAGAAATAGATTGGTTACAATCACGAGAATTATTTAATCAGTATCGTTATGAAATTGAAAATCAAATTAAACTTTCTGATTTACAGAGAGCTGCGAGATATTTATACATTATTAAATGTAGTTTTGGCAGCAATCGAAACTCGTTTGCTACTGATACAAAATCAATATGCAATATTATTGATGAGTTACCAACATACAAAGAAAGGCTAAAATCAGTTATAATCGAAAACAGAGATTTTGAAAACCTTATAAAAACATATGACCGCTCTGGCGCTGTATTTTACATTGATCCGCCTTATGTGGAATCTGAACGCTACTACAATCGTAATTATTGTAATTTCAACAAAAAAGACCATTTACGATTAAATCAAGTTTTAAATAACATAAAAGGTCGTTTTATTTTATCTTATAACGATTGTGAGTTCATCAGAAATCTATACAAAGATTATTACATAAAAGGCATAAGCAGACATAATCTTTTGTCTGCGACAAGCGGAAATCGTGAAGAATTCAAAGAATTAATTATAACGAATTTTGTTACGAACTAACAATTATTATAAAATAATAACGCTTTAGGATATAATATCTTTTGGGGCGTTATTATGATTAAAATTCATTTGTCTAAAATTTTGGGAACATACAGAATGTCGCAAGCGGAACTTGCACGAAAAACAGGCATTAGACCGTCAACAATTTGCGACATTTACAACGAGATGTGTGACAGAATCAATTTAGAACACTTAGACAGGATATGCGAAGTACTAAATTGTAATGTATCAGATATTCTCGAATATAAGCCGAACCGAATTAAAAAAACAGGCAAAAATCTCATAATTGAGGAAAATGGAAACAGAAAAGCGCAAAAATAATTCCGCTGCAGTTTTTAACAACTGCAGCGGAATTTGTTTTTTAGTCTAAAAGTATTAATTTTTTCTTACGCTTTCGTCCTCGACTATTTGAAGCAATAATTTTTTGTGTAAAATTGAAAGTTTCAACATTAATTATTACTTTCTGATTGCCCTTAAAAAGTTTTCCTTTGCTACGATTGTAGCCGCAATAAGTACAGTTTGATAGAATAACTAAAACAGATTGCGGAGTATAGTCATTACCGCACTTACTCTTATATCCCTCACTGTTGAGTTGTCGTGCAACAGCGGAGAGGCTCTGCTTTTTTATATACAATTCAAAAATATGCTGTACTATTTTACTTTCATATGCATTGATAACCAAATCTTTCTCAATGAAATCATAGCCTAATACAAAACTCGCTAAAGAATGACCTTGCGCAACTTTTTCGCTATTAGCAAGCACAACATTTTCTGCAATGATTTCTCGCTCCCATTGAGCAATTACACCCAGCAGATTTCGCATAAGTCTGCCCGACGGAGTCGATGTGTCAAATGATTCAGAATAGCTCATTAACGCTACATTATACAACTCAAGCTCATCACAAGTGTTAATTAAATCTCTAACAGAGCGTGTAAATCTTGTTAATTTCCACACGAGCACCGCTTGAAATTTTCGCTCTTTAGCGTCCTGCAACATTGTCTTAAAAGCGTCACGATGCTGCACATCTTTACCGCTGATACCTTCGTCAGCATATATTTGATGAATTATATATTTATGCTGTTTGCAATAGTCTTCAAGGACCTTTTGCTGTGCTGCAAGTGAAAAGCCTTCCTCTGCTTGTCTTGTTGTCGAAACTCTAATATATATTGCGACTGTCATACTTCTGCAAGCTCCTTGTTAATTTCATCAAGTCTTGCAAGTAATTTAACTTTTTCTGCCTTGAGTGCATCTATCTTTGATTGCCGTTTGACTATCTCGTAAGTTATCTCAGATGGACAATTTTTTATTGCAGACACTGGCACATCATGTAACATAATGACAGAGCCTTTGTTTACAACAACATGCGGATGTTTTGCTGAACCACCAGAACCGTATGAACCAGACAAATAACTAACACCTGCCGGTAATGGTGCAACGGTATCTCGTCCGTAAGCTTTAGCAATAGTTTTGCCAAATATTGCAACAGACAGAGTGTTTGAAACCAAAGAATTATTTACACAAATCTTAACATCAACTTTTTCGACCGAACTTATATCGCTCTCACCAAAATGTTTTACCATTAATTCTCTGACCTCGTCAACTGACGAGAGAGGAGCGGTCCAACATTTTTTGCTTGAATCCCATTTGCGTCCGCCTATAGCGTTTTTTAACTCGTCAGTAAAATCACGATTAAAAGGGGTGTAAATCTCGATTGTATTGTTGTTAGTTTTAATCTGTAACATAAAAATATACTCCTATCAAAATAACTTTGTAATTGACAGAAGTAACTCAAAATGATATAATTCACTAAGATAGAGTTATCTCTGTCATTTGTAACGGTAACTAATCGCTTTGGTCGGTGGATAGTTGCCGTTTATTCTTTTTTTAATTTTGTGCAAAATAAAGATTCAGAATATCTCTAATTGCTGTCGACTTGCCAATTTCGTGCTTATTTGCATACTGTTCAAGCTTCTCGTCAAGCTCTTTTGTGATGCGCAATCTAACAGTGTGTGTCAATTGTGCACTTGGTCGGCCCATTTTAGGATTATCTGTTTTTTTAATATAAGCCGTAAAATAACTTCCTTTCTCTTGCCATATGAAATTTAATATGATATAATAATCAGGATTAAGGGTGGTGGCAAGCCCACCCTTATAACCTTTATCTGCTCTGCTTTATGCAGAGCCTTTTACTTTTCCTCTTCGTTGAGAAGATTTTTTACTTTCTCTCTTGCTTCTTCAATTGAAGAACTGCTTTCGAGAATATCAAGTACCATTTTAAGAATTGTCTTGAACTGATAATCTGTCATTGGTTCTTTCATACCTCTGTCCTTTCCGGCTTTGCTTGCCCAATCCTAACTCGTCTTTGTTCACCTCCCTTGACTGTAATTATATTATACACTTTTGTAGGTCAAAAGTCAAGCGTTTTTTAAATTTTTTTAATTTTTAAAAAATTCGTGTCATCTGCGTGTCATCTGATGTGTTTAATTAATGCAATTTGATGTTAATTTAATGCAACTCGTGTTGCATTAATACAACCAAAAAATCCAGCAAACAAGCCAATAATTTTTAAAATGGCTTATCTGCTGGATTTTTGTTTTGGTGGAGATGAGGGGAATCGAACCCCTGTCCGAAAAGTATTTGCCAAGGCTTTCTACGAGCGTAGTTGTCGTTTTAAAATTCCCTTACCGCAGCACCCGACAACGGGTTATACGGCTCGGTAGCTTCTAATGTGTGACACAGCCCGAAGCATTGCTGTATTCACATTTACCACTAATCGACGCCCCTTACACAGCCGTGGTACTCTGTGCAGGAACGAGCAGCTTACGCTGCTAATCTAACTGTAGTTTTGTCAGTTATTTTAAAAGTTGCGGATTTTATAGTGGCTCTCCGCACCACTGCTCGCTTACCGAGGTTCACGCTCCCCGTCGAAGCCTTTACATCCCCGGATATAAACAAAGTTTAGCCTGTTTTAAGACTATTATTATACTATATATAACAAGCATTGTCAATCACTTTTTGTCATATATGCTAAATTATCAAATTTTATTTAAAGACTGACAAAATGAGCCGCACAAATTAATGTACGGCTCTTTGTTA